AAGCAAAATGATCTAAATATGAAGAAAGAGAAGAGTGGATTTGGTGATGCTATGAAAATTTTGGAGAGATTAGATGATGTCAGCCATATTGAATTTGGTATTGATGATGTAGTCCGAAGTGGTTTTGTTAAGTCATATATCATACAAAAGGAGAAGTTGTCTTTATAATATGAAACCCCATATACAGTCTTTTGATGGTGTAGTAAAACAGGAGACATTGAAGAAAGTATCTGATGAAGCTTTTAAGTGTCAATATACAACTAAATGGAAATCAGATAAAAACTTAACATATGATACCGGCCATTGGAATCATATCATAACGGCTAGAAAAAAAGGCCAAAAGATTTCTTCTGATTTTGATTTATCTGAGTCGGAATACCTAAAAAAATCTCCTTTATATGATTTATGGAGAGAACTTAATATTAAATTAGGTAAGAGACAATTAGTCAGAGCCTATTATAACCTCTATACATTTGGTACAGAAGGTTATATTCATACAGATGACGCAGAAGCACAAAATACTGTGTTTAATTCTGAAACCAATATGATGCAAGAGACCACGATGTTATATTTAAATCCTGGTTGGGATCCTGATTGGGCCGGCGAAACGATTATCTTTAATAAAGAAAAAAAAGAAGTTCTCTATGCAACATTACCTGTATACGGTAGAGTATTAAGATTTGATGGATCTTTTCCACATGTTGGTCGTTCTATATCTAGAATTTGTCCTGAAGTTAGAGTTATTGTTGCATTTAAAACAATGAAAGATGTTGTTGATGAAGCTAAGGCCACAGAATCTTTTCAAGTATTATCTAATGGCGTTCCACATTCACATGTAACGTTTTGGGATCATTGTTATGGTACATACTCATACTTAAAACAAATGAATCTTGAAGAAAATGTTTGTTTGGCTGGTATGTATCATTCAATTTATGGAACACAAAGTTTTAAATCACCTATTGTTATTGAAAGAGATACTGTAAAAAAACTTATAGGCACCTATGCAGAGAATTTGGTTTATAAGTTTTGTACAATGCAGAATAGAAGTATTACGATATTAGAAAATAGAGAAAATCTATCATCTATTGAACATTGCCATTTAATGTGTATAGAATATGCAAATTTAATTGAACAAGCCCCTAGACTACCTAGTATAAATCGTGATATAATATATAGATTGAAAATTGCTATCGATAAATGTTTAAAATTGGAATAATATAATGTACATACATTGCCCACCTAAAGAATTACCTGTTCTTAAATCTGTAACAGCTCCCAACGGTAAACGATATTACGTAACTCCAGAGGGCCACCAGTTCCCTTCTGTGACTACTGTGGTCGGTCTTCAAAAGAAACCTATTATCGATGCTTGGCGCAAACGGGTGGGCGAGGAGAAGGCTAATGCAATATCAGGCAAGGCATCACGTAGAGGTACCAAAATTCATGCCATGTGTGAAGATACCCTTAAGAATAAACCCTTAGATATCATTCCTGATGCCAACTATGAAATGTTCTTATCTCTTAAACCAGAATTAAAAAAGATAAATAACATACAATACCAAGAACAATCACTATGGTCCAAACAGTTAGGACTGGCCGGTACTGTAGATTGTATTGCAGAATATGATGGAAAGTTATCAGTTATTGACTTTAAGACATCCAAACGTATTAAATCATTAGAGGATATACAAGATTATTTCTGGCAAACCTGTGCTTATGCCTTGATGTATGAAGAATTAATTGGTACTCCTATAAATAACCTTGCAATAATCATTGCCGTAGACGACCAAAAACCCATTGTATTTCAAGAAAAAACTGAAGACCACATAGACGGACTGTTAAAAGCCGTAGAATTTTACATAAATAGCTTGACAAAAGATAAATAAGAGACTATAATACGTATTCTGTGAAGTTTTTTGAAAGTTGTTCAAGACGAGGGTGCGAATCCCTCCAGGTCCACCATAAGCATATTGGATACATTGATGTTATTTAACGGCATCGGTCACTGAGAACTAATATGTTTTTGATGGGCCTGACTAGATTCGATTGGGCAATCATTAGGAAAATGGAGAATCGGCAATGCTTAAGCCGGATGTAAGAAGCGATAAAGTAAACGCAAACGATGAAAAGTTCGCATTAGCCGCTTAATTGAGGCTTAGGGTTTCGGTGGTGTTCCTCGTAACAGAATACGCCACTAAATTTAATAACTTAAGGAGTATTATATGAAGAATCTATTAATTGCACTAGTGTTATCGGCATTCTCAGTTGGAGTTTTTGCTACTGAAGTTCCTCTTGATGCTAAAAAAGAAGTAAAAGCTGTAGAAAAGAAAGTTCAAGATCATAAAGCTGAAGTGAAGAAAATTGAAGCTAAAGTAGAAAAGAAGTAATTTAAAAACCAAGGAGTAATTATGAAAAAAGTATTAGCCCTTTCGTTATTGGTTCTTTCAGGAACTGCATGTGCAACAGACCTAAGTTTATCGACTGGTCGTGACTCAGTTTACAAAGGTACTGATGTAACTACATTAACTGCCGGAACAAGTTACTCCGGTTTCAGTGTTGCTGCTTCATATTCTACCGTTGTAAATAAGTACAAAGCCGGTGCATTAACAGTTGGTAAAGATTTTGCTGTAGGTCCTATCAGTGTTGGTCCTCGTGTTGGTGTTGAACTTCTTGCCACCAAAGCAGGCCAAGATGCTAAGATTGTAACAGGCGGTATTGCTGCCGGTTATGCCTTAAGTAAGAGCGTTTCTGTTGTTGCTGATGTTACTCGCCGTTTCGACCTTAAACAAGCCGAAGCCTTTAAAGGCACTGTAACGACCGTTGGTCTCAAAACCACGTTCTAATCTTTAGAGTTTGGATGTTCTCTTGAAAAACATCCATTTCAACCTATATTATAAGATTAGTAAGTCATTCTATTAAACCAATAGTTTGAAGTGGGTTGTTTACACTAAAACAAAGGAATTAAAATGATCCAGAAATCTACTTTGACGGTTTTAACTCTTGCGTCAATTGCTGTATTGAGTGTGTTTTCTTTTTTCAATATAGAATCATATAAAACGTCAATAGAAACTAAAAGATATGTTGCAGAAGAAGTGCAATGTATGACTAGAAATATTTACTTTGAGGCGGCTCACGAACCTTTTGAAGGTAAATTGGCAGTAGCACAGGTCACAATAAACAGAACGAAGAATCCTAATTTTCCTTCTACTGTATGTGCTGTAGTATCTCAAAAGACTGGTAATTTATGCCAGTTCTCATGGTTCTGTGAACCTGCTAAACCCATTCAGAATGACTTTGAATGGAAAGAATCTGAATTAGTCGCAAAACAGATATTGACAAAACAGTTGACATATGATAAAATGTCTGATGCATTGTTTTATCACGCTGTATACATTAAGACAGATTGGGATCGTAGGTATCAGAAGGTGAAACAAATTGGGAACCATATATTTTATAAACTGAGGTAACATGCCTACTAAAGATGAGATAAAGAAGTTTAGTTTGATGATAGAAGAATTAGCAAAGGAAACTCACCTGACACTCATGGATTCTATCTGTCATTACTGCTCTACGAATGAATTTGAGATTGAGGTGGCCGCAACGTTAATATCACCTGCACTTAAATTTAAGATCAAGGAGGAAGCACAAGAACTTAATCTTATTAAAAAGACATCAAGACTACCTGTATGAATATCGAGAACACTGGCTTTGCTTCATTTGCCATGTTCAACGCTATCAAGTTACATTTCACCACCGATAGCTACGATTATATCAAGTACCATGGCAAGACTAATGTAACGAAGAATAACTTTAGTACAAGGAAGGACAAATATTCTTTTTATAAATTATCACGTAGGTTTTCTTTAGATGAATTGAAGAACTTTTATGTGTCCAATTTTCTTGCACAAGATGTTAATTGGGTTGGCGACATAATGGGTCCAGAAGGTGAAGAGAATTATAAGAAATGGCAGAAGGTAACACAGTCACTATCTTATGTGTTTAAAAATGATATTGAGTACCTCACTGAGATTGATGGAGTGTTTAAATCAAGCGGTGGAGAGTATCCAAAATTTTTGATTGAAGTAATGAGAGGCAAAGTCTCACTAGAAACATTGGTTATCATGGACGACCTGTCTAATTTCATACCCAAATGGAATAAGACGATTACTGACGATATCGTATGGCCAAATATAAGGAGGAAATGTATAAAATATAAACCGTTCATACAATATGATAAAAAGAATTTTGAAAGTATCATTAAATCAATAATCAATAAAAAGGAATAAAAATGCTAACAATTATCAAAACTGCTCTCAAATCACGTACAGTCCTATTTGCTCTTTTAGTTGCCGTGTTATCGGTATTACAAGGGTTTGTTGGATTATTACCTTTAACACCAGTACATCAAATGTATGTTGGTTTAATTGTTTCCGTCTGCGTGGTAATCTTACGTTCTATCACCAGTACACCTTTGTTACCGGTGGCAGATAAATAACTATACCGTTTAGGACTTGACACAGAAGAAATTCTGTGTCATAATACAGCTGTTGACTATGAGAATCTTGTGGACAAATCGTTTATACACCGTTAATACGAAAGGAAGTAAATATGGACTTTAGTAAAATGAAGCAGCAAAGTGGTAATCTCTCCAAGTTGGCTCAAAAGATTCAGGAAATGAAAATCACTCCTGATGCCGGCGATAGTAAAGAACACTATTGGAAACCAGAAGTAGACAAGTCAGGTAACGGTATTGCAACATTCCGTTTTCTACCAGCTCCGGCTATTGACAATGATGAAGATGCGTTGCCATGGGTTAAAGTGTTTTCTCATGGATTCAAGGGTCCTGGTGGATGGTTAATTGATAATTGTCTTACCACCAAGAATAATCAATGCCCTGTTTGTGATGGTAATACTGTATTATGGAACTCTGGTATTGAGGCCAATAAGACTGTGGCTCGTGAGCGTAAACGTAAGTTGAATTACATCACTAATATTTACATTGTATCTGATCCAAAGCATCCTGAGAACGAAGGTAAGGTGTTCTTGTATCGTTTTGGTAAGAAAATCTTTGACAAGATCACTGAAGCAATGAACCCTCCGTTTGAAGATGAGAAGCCTATCAATCCGTTTGATCTGTGGAAAGGTGCTAACTTCAAGTTGAAGATTCGTAAGGTAGAAGGTTATCAGAATTATGATAAATCGGAGTTTGAAACATCATCACCTCTGTCTGACGATGATACAAAGATGGAGAAGATTTGGAAGTCTGAGTATTCATTGAAGGAGTTGGTGGATGATTCTCAGTTCAAAACATATGACATGATGAAGACTCGCCTTGAGAAAGTACTTGGACTTGC